GTCTGTGTTTGGTCTATTGAAATATTTGATGATGTAGTTACCATACTGCACACTTCACCGCTTTTCACACCACGCATACTTGTGACTTTGACAACACCTGTTCCGTAATCAGCATTAGCAGTTGCATAAAATTCGTTATGTACAGCAATATTTGATGTTGAGCCTTCAAGGGTAAATGTAGGTGAAAACTCCACAGCCGCTTTACTTACTCGGTCTTCTTTGTTTACAAGGTCAGCAAAGTTTTGGGCTACTGTAGAAGCATCAAAGTCATCTCGCCACTGTCCTGTACCAGTTCCTTGAGCGAGAGTAGCCACACTACCATTACCCGGTGACATGTAAACAGCCGCCGAAGCAAGGTCGGAGACATCCTCAAATTTGATACGGGCTTCTGCCGCACCAATTTCACGGTAATCATCACCTTGCCATAATTCAAGGCGAAGAATTTGCTGAATATTCCTAAAAAGCAGGGGTGCAGTGCCGACATAATCAGTATAGTATCGTCGTCGGTATGGCTTGTAGGTATCGAAGTTGATATACTCGGCTGAAACCAAATAAGGTCGCCAAGCATTGCGAGTAAGATTGTCTATGCGGTCTTGCATTTTGAGAATTACATGGTCTACCTTGGCCTTCGTCATTCCACGAGTGCGCCCATTAGTAAACGATGCTTGATTTTGTACATAGGTGTTGTCAGCCGCTTGATAATCAGCCGCCGTAATACTGCCACTGAAAGCCAGTTTTACACCACTGGCTGAACTGGTAATAGCAGTAATAACTTTTTCAAAACCCATAGGGTCAGCATCGGAGTATATCAGTATGGTATCACCCACACTGAATCCTATACTTCGATAGTCGCCGCCAGTAACAAACACACCATCAGTAGCACTGTCGGAACTTACAAGAACAGCCTCGGTAGGGCCAATGTCGAGTAGGTCAGCGACTTTTTGGGCGGTAGTGTACACAGTCTCGGAGGGGTTGAGAGGCCGAGTTTCCGGCTCACCGGGACTGAATACTATTGGCATACATTACCCTCCCTCACTTACCATAGCAGAAATCACAGTTGTTGCAAAAATTGGGGTCTTTGTCCCTAAACTGTGGCCCTTCTGTCAGTTCTCTTTGTAGAAACGCTTTGGCTTCCGGGCAAAGGTTGATGTCTTGATGTTCCAAATATCGCCCATCACGGTCATACGGCCCTTGCTTTAACACAGTCCAAGCATCACGCATAGGAACTTGGCGAGAGGTCATGATACGACGCATGTGTTCAGCCTCGGCATCGGGGTTGAACTCTTCTTCTTCGGGCGGCATACCATCACGGAGTTTACCCTGCTCGTCAAACAAGTTACTGCCTCTTTTAGCATTGATTAACTTAACAGCGGCATTCCGTCGCTTATCAGCATCTATGTCTTCTTGGCTTTCATTAGGCGTTGTACCTTCTTTCATAGCCTGTTCTAATTCTTCTTGTCTTAGTGCGAAGTCTGCCTCCGCTTCACCGCTGTAGTCGGGTTCACTAAGCGATTCTTGGAGGTTTTGCCCCTCAAAGGGTAGCCTCTCGCCCATAAACTTGAGTCCATGCTTGTCCGGGTTCTCTACAGCATCTCTCATGAGCATATCACGAGACTGTGTGAATTGTTCACCTTGAGTATCGCCGCCAGCATCACGGAGAGCAGAAGCGGCTTGCTTGTTCGCCCATTGTTGAAGGCGCATTTCTTGGCCGTCTGCGGTAAGTATTTTCTGTCGGTGGGGTTGTATTGCCTTAATCAGTACTTTCATTATTTCACAACCTGTTCTTTTCGTCACGGTTTCCTAAATTGTATTCCATTGGTTTATCGCAAGTAGCGCATGTGGCTCTCCATAGGAAATGAAGAAAGCCGCAATGTGTACAGCGTGTACCCGAACCTATGTTGAGTACATCACCAATATTACGGTTGCGGTTACGCTGTTGGGATGTAATACCCTTGAGTGGATTTTTAGCATCAGTTACAGCCGAAGAACCGTAGTCAGTATCAACTTTAACGCCTTGCTTCTCCGAGCGAACCATGTCGCTAAGGTCAAGAGAACGAACATCAAACCCCATACCTACTCACCTCAAGCGAGTTGGTATGTCACCATGACAAAAACATTACCCAACACAGGGAATACTTCGGTATCAATTACAGAACTCGTACTACTTGAATCAGCCACCGCTTGGATAAGACCTTGAACAGTAGCCGCCCATGTAGAAGCATCATTAACTTCTTTAGGGGAAAAAGGGCCGAAGCACTTTACTCCAATTTTGGTTAATGATGCCAAATGTCATCACCTCAAGAGCGACGACCAATTGCGAAAAACTTACCACCGATAAAAGGGTAAGCGTCTAAACCGGAGGCAATTCTCAAAGTTGTTCCGTCTATGTTACAAACTGGATTCACATGCAACTGTTGGGTTGGTGGTACTGCACTTGTGTCTTCAATTGTTACAGGTGAGAGTGCGCCAGTAAAGTTAGCAAAAGCCATATCAATACTTGCGAACTGTGAACTTAAATCAATTGACAAAGTGCCTGAATCACCAGCAGTAAAACTACCAGTTACTATTAGTCTGTCTCCAAATACGCTTGGTCGTGGGTCTATTGTTGCTGTGCTTGCCGCCATTATTCTTCATCTCCTGTTATTTTTGTGGTGTCATCGACTTGACTTAAAGTTTCCTCAACTGGGGTAGTAGGATTCAAGTATTCTTCTACAAGTTTTAATCCGGCTGTCTTTGTGAGATAGCCACTACCTGTAGAGATATTTTTATCCTTTAGCCATGCGATAATGTCTTTTCGACTCCATTCTGTGTCGGGCAAACCGTCATTACCTTGGTCTATGGATTCTCCTTCAATTAAGAAGTGAGAAGCAGGTAGTGTGTGTCGCCATTCGTCAAGCCAATGTTGACTCACTTCAACAACTTCACCACGAGTCCACATACCCATTGTATGTCGCATCGGGCGTTCAAAGAACGGTCCTAAAAAGGTCACAGTAGGCATTTAGCCCACCTCAAACAACGAGCATCATCAAGACGACTGATTCAGTGCCACCGCTCACATTCTTCAAGATGAGTGGTGTTCGCTTGTAAAGTTCTGTGTTGTTGTTGGTCTGCACTGGTGTGTTGCCAGTAAGTGTAATCGAAGTTGCTGTGAGTTCCTTGATAGTACCAAGATGCGCCCCTTCAAGAGTGGTGATAACATCACCAGCACTGAATTGAGTGGTTGCATCAACAGTATCAACTGCGACTGTACTTTCAGTTGTCAAAAAGTGAGAGCCATCGTTAATCAAAACACCTGTTGCAACGGATTGCATCATCAATGGGTCGAGTGAAGCAGTGTCTCCCAACCATTGGCAACTTGTGTGAACAATGTCACTGCAAGAACCGGAAAGGGTAAGAGTTGCATTGTCAGTAGCGTTTGACCACTTAGCGACAATCAATCGTGGGTTATGAACTTGGCCGGAACCATCGGAGTTCGATGCTTGAAAACCGGTAATGCTACCGGGGTATGCCCCATTAAAGCCATCAAGCCACTTTGTTTTGTCTTGGTCCACGCCGCCCTGCAAAGGTAGGTCCATCATTACATGGATTTCGCCCGCAGATGGTGTATATGTTAGATTTCTATGCGTTATTGCTGTCATAATTTTTCATCTCCATTATTTTTTATTTTCTCAATCATCCTCACTTTAGGTCACGGATTGAAGCGTGTCCTCCGAAGAAAGTAGTCCATAGTTCTCCCATAGTTCGGTACATTCCTTCTTGTCCAAGACGGTTGATTGCGAATGGGTCGCCGGTTTCGATACCGGATTCAAAGTATTGCGTTGGGATAGCAGTAGAGAAGTAAAGGTAATCCGTGTCGAGGAAATACATACGGCTCAATGTGTCTGCTTGAACATCCTTAGATGGGATGATAGGAACACCGTTGTAAGTTGCAACGATAAATCCTGCTTCAATTCCCGGTACACCCTTAACACCATTGTAGGTAGGGGTGATACGCTTTTCCTCCATGAATCGCTGTTGCGATTGGAGAAGTTGTTGAAGACGCATCAAAGTGTCATATCCAGTAAGGATAACCTTTGGATTGCCACCACGAGTCCAGCACTTTTGGAATATTGTGTCCAAGTGGTCGAGTGAAAGAGTTCGGTCAGTACCGGAGTTTTCATCGTGTTCAGCCAAAGACCAAGAGTTTGCACTGCGGTCAATTGAGTAAATGTCTTCATTAGAAGATGCAGATGCACCAGTTGTAACTCGGTCAAGAGACTCAAAATCATTACCAGCGACAGTAGCCTTGTCAACAAGAAGCATCTTGTTGATATGCTCGGCGTGGTGCTTACCCATTTCTTCTTTGAGGATTGAACGAATGTCGCCCAGTCCGTCATCCTTGTCAGCAAGGAACATTGCGGTTTCGCTCATGTCGAAGGTGTGAACAACAGTCTTCGGCTTTGCGGCAATGTGTTGGAAAATAGGCTTGGTGGTGTCCGGTAGAGTTGCGTTTTCTGCAACACCGCCACCAACAGTGAATGAAGGTCGTTCGGTGATAACTCTCCAACCACTGCGCTCCCAAGGTCGCTTTGGTAGGATTGAAAACGCATTGAACTCTTGGTTCAATTGCGACCAAACCTTGCGGCCATAAATCGCTTGGTATGTACCAGCAGTAGTAGATAGCATTGGGCTATCAGCCTTGAGCAATTCGCTACCGCTGTAGGAATATCCCATTGCATTACCAGCACCGTAAAAGTACCGTTCCATGTCAGTTACGCTTCGTATGTAGTCTCGTCCCATATAATTTCACTCTCCATTATTTTTTTATTTTTTCAAGCCCCTCGAATTACCGAACCGGCGAGATTGTGTACTTCATCCCAAGACATGTTACCCAAGTCTTGTGTGGATGGGACTTCAACATTAGATGAAGAAGCCGACTTTTGAATTGATGTGCCTTGAATGCCAATGTTATCAATACGCTCACTTAGTGCGTTAATTGACTTCATAACTTCATTGAGAGGCGCACGAGCATCGAACTCGGCTTTTTCTGCTTCTTGCTTTGCAATTCTTTGTTCTTCTGCAAAGCGAGAAGCGAATTGAGATTCAAGGTCGCCACGGAATCCTTGTTCCATTGCGGCGGCTTTGTAAACTTCGTAAGCGGCTTCGATGTCACTTGAAGAAACATTGTTGGGGTTAATGTAACTTTTAGCCACTGAAGCGGCTCCTAGCGCACCGGATGGTGTTTTACCGCCAGTTGAGGTGATTGCGGAGATTGCACCGGTTGAAGGTGAACCGTTTTCTTGACCTCGACCTCGGACTTGTCCACCGAAGTAGTCAGCACCATCAACAGCATCGGGGTTGTCAAAGCCACCAAGTTGTGCCTTCTCCAAGTTGTCGAAGTGTGTTCGTGCTTGCATGGTATCAACACCAGCGGATTTGAGGGTGTCCTCCATCCAGTTTAGGTATTCTGCGGTTATAACATCACTGTATTCACTTTTTGCGTAGTTCATTTTGTCATCATCCTCTTTTTCTTCGTCTTTATCTTTAGCGGCGAATGGGTTTTCCTTCTTTT